AAATTTTGATATAATATATATACAAGGTTATGAAAGATAACCTCAAACAAAAGTTTGAAAGAGATAAAAGGAGAAAAATACTATGAATACTTTTCTTAATCAGATGATCAAAGATAGCAATATTACTCGCACTGAGAACGGTGGCGTAACTCATAAGTCTACTGAATCTAAAGTTCTTGATATGTTTGCGGTCGGCGGTGCATATAGAACCCGTTCTGATGAGGATGTTATCCTTCTTTTTAAGAACGCATTTGAGGAAGATCGTCTTCTGGCTATGAAGTGCCTGTTTTATCTTCGTGATATTCGCGGCGGCCAGGGTGAGAGACGTTTCTTCAGAACCGCTTTTCGTTGGCTTTGTAACGAATATCCGCAGGTTGCTAAGGCAAACCTTGAGAATGTCAGCGAGTATGGTCGTTGGGATGACTTGATCTATGTTGCTGAAGGCACTCAGGTACAGACCGCCGCATTTAATATCATTAAGCACCAGCTTGCTCTTGATATTCAGTGTAAGACTCCATCCCTGCTTGCAAAGTGGATGCCTTCTCAGAATGCATCTAATGCAGATACTAAGAGACTGGGGCATGTTTTGGCAAATTTTCTGGGAATGACCAGTCGTGAGTATCGTAAGACTCTTTCTATTTTGCGTGAGCGTATCAACGTTCTTGAGCGTCTGATGAGCGCAAACCGCTGGAATGAAATCGAGTTCGATAAAATTCCTTCTAAGGCAGGACTTGTTTATCGTAATGCTTTTGCAAGACGTGACATTCTTGCCAAGAAATATGAAACCTTTGCCAAGAGTAAAGATACCAAAGTAAATGCAGATGTGCTGTATCCGCACGATGTTGCCCACAGAGCTTTCGCAATGCGTTACAATACCAACCTTGAAGATCCTACCCGTCTTATGCTTCAGAAGTATTGGGATAATCTTAAGGACTTCTACAATGGCAGAGAAGAGAATGGCATCGCGGTTATTGATGTGTCTGGTTCTATGATTGGCACTCCAATGGAAGCGGCGGTTTCTATGGGTGCTTATATTGCAGACAAGGCACATGGTCCGTTTGCAAATCATTTCATCACCTTCTCCGCTCACCCTGAGCTGGTAAGATTTGAGGGAGTCGATATTGTCGATAAGCTCAACCGTTGCGTTCAGGCGGACTGGGGCATGAATACTAACATACAGACAGTATTTGATATGCTTTTGAACATCGCCATGAAGCAGGGCGTAAAGGCCGAAGATATGCCGACCAGAATCTATATCTTCTCTGACATGGAGTTTGATGAGTGTGTATCTTTTGATCGTACCTCTAAGACCTCTAATTGTTCTCGTAGCTCTTGGAGCAGATGGGATGGTTGCCGTACCGTCAACTCTATTGATGAGGTAAACTTTGATCTTGAAAACATTAAGCTGGAATGGGCACATTATGGATACCGGATGCCTCAGGTAATCTTCTGGAATCTTAATGCCAGAAATAACAGAATTCCTGCAATTGGTGAAGGGTTTAGCTATGTAAGTGGATTTTCGCCAGTTATGATGCAGACAATTTTAAGTGGTAAAGACGGTTATGATCTCATGCTGGAAAAACTCATGTCTAAGCGTTACGCAGCAGTGGTTGCGTAATCTCATATATAAAGGGTGTGCAATTTTTGCACACCCTTCTTTTTTGTATATGCAAAAATTTCTTAAAACCTAATGAATAGATCTCAGAGACGGCTCGGCCCGCAGACACCCGCAATCTGAAATTAAAAATGAGTTTAGAATTTTTTCTTCCTAATTTTATTATTTAGCTCTTTGGTCAAAAATAAATAAATATTTATTTATAATTTTCAAATATTATTGATAAGAAAAATCTTTACCAAGGAGCCTACCATGACAACACTACTTTAGCATTACTCCTTGTCTGATATTTTTATGTTTACTGTTTTTTTGGCATTAGCAATAAAAAGTTTAATTTCCTTTTTTGACTGGGCAGATGAATATATAAAAAAAATATTTAATAAAGAACATCTTAAAATTAATGAAAAAGAAGAACTAGAGCGCAGATTACAGCATGGAAGTGAAGTTATGACTGCTTTAAAAGCAAATCAAGAAACAACTGATAAAATTTTAAAAAACTTATCTTCAAAAATAGATATGTTAATAGATTCAGACAAGGATGACATTAAGTCTTATATAACAAGAGAACATCATTATTTTTGTTATCAAATTGGATGGATTGATGATTTTAGTCTTGATTGTTTAGAAAAACGCTATCAACACTATGCAAAAGAAGGTGGCAACTCATTTATAGAAGGTTTTATGGATGAGCTACGAGCATTACCTAAACAATCCCCTCAAAATAACAAAAATTAAAATAATAAAAAGAGATTAAAGGAGAAAAAAATGGCAATTACTGCAAATGTATATCCCCCTGTAGTAATGGATACTCTTCCTGCATTTATAAGAACAAAACCATGTAAATTTTATTTTTCTCTTTCTATGTATAATTCTATAACAAATATTAAAAATATTCAAATTTCTTTAACTAATCAACGAACTAACGCTTCTGCATTAAAAACAGAATTATATCCTTCTGGAATAAAAATAGCTAATATCGTTCAAGATTTAGATGTATTAGGAGATTATAATTACTATGTACAAATTGATCCATCTGATTTAACAGAAGAAGCGTTTGGATTAAATTAGTTTTATAAAGTACAATTGCGGTTTACCTCTGTCGCTGCTTCGGATCCCCCTTCAAACGGGCCCGCGCTAGCAACTTGGTTATATGATAACAGCCAATATTTTTCAGAATGGTCTAAAGTTTGTTTAATTAAAGGTATTGAACAACCTTTTGTATCAATTCGTGGTCTATCTGATCTTGAGGAAGATCAAGAAACTATATTAACAACTCCAATAATTGATATAATTGGAACATTGACTTATTCAAATGATAAAGAAACTGAATATTTAAAAAATTATAATATAAAATTATATTAGGCAGATAATGAAGATACTGTTTTGATGGATAGTGGAGAAATTTATACAAATCCCTATAACCCAAATGAATTTAATTATCAAATGTAGTATAATTTATTAGATGGGGTAAATTATAAATTAGTTTTAACTTATACAACTAATAATTTATATACAGATAATGTTAGTTATACTTTTACGATTATTCAATATGGAATTGATAAATTAAATGCGGAAATTACAGCTATTCCTGATTAGGAAAATGGTAGAATTAAAATTTATATAATTTCTAAGGATACTGACAAATTTATTGGGAATTTAACAATAAGAAGAACTTCTTCTTAGTCCAATTTTCATAAATGGGAAGATATAAAGACTATAACTTATGCTACTGGGACAGAATTAAATTATAGTTTTTACGATACAACTATTGAGAGCGGAGTATGGTATAAATATTGCGCTCAAAAACGTAACTCAAACGGGAATCGTGGAGCCATTATTCAAATAGAAAATCCCGTTATATGTTTATTAGATGATATTTTTTTAACAAGAAATGATTGTCAATTAAAAATTAAATTTAATCCTACATTAAATGAATTTAAATATAACGTAATGGAATCTCAGCAGACAACAATTGGATCTAAATTTCCATATATTAAACGGAATGGGGCTAATTATTTTAGAACATTCCCAATAGGAGGTTTAATCAGCTCTTTTGTTGATACTACTGATTGGTATGATCCTCATTTTTATGATGGCACTTTTCATTAGGATGAAAATGAAATAAAAGCATTTACATCAAAAAGTAAAATATATAAAGAATCTTAGGAATTATATAATAATTACAATAATGAAAATGGAATAACAGAATATAATGATTATATTTATGAAAGAGAATTTAGAAAAAAAGTCTATGATTTTCTTTATGAACATAATGTAAAATTATTCCGTTCAACAACAGAAGGAAACATTCTCGTAAAATTAATGAATATAGATTTTCAACCTGTTGAGTCATTAGGAAGAAGATTATATTCTTTTACAGCCACCGCAGTTGAAATAGATGAACCAACTATTCAAAATTATGATAAATATGGTATTCAAATCATTGGCGATTATTCAAAATATATAAATTATAAATATGAAACATTAGGACAACTTTTTGGTACATATCAACAATCTGATGGAAATCTTTTAGATACTAAAATTCGTTATAAATACGAAAAATCTTCTGATAAAAATTTCATTAATAAAATTAATGGATTAAAATGGTTAAAATTAACTATTGAATCTGACCCATATATTATTATTGAAAATGGTTCATAGTTAATAAAAGCAACTACATCTTCAGAAATTGATGAAACAAAAGTTACCTCTGGCTACATTGTAATTATAAATGGAAGAGAAATAGTTATTCCATCCAAAATGTAGCGATATTCAGAAAATATTGAAGAAGAATCATCTACAACAAAGATTGCTTATCTAAATAGTTTTGAATTAAAAGAAAAAAATACATTAATAACTGATTTAAGATTTAAATATCCAACTTTAGTTACTATTGATTATATAGTTGATATTGAAGAAGTTGAAGATACATCTCATTTAGCTAGTAAATTTTATTACTATTATAAGCCAGGCCAATTGTATGGATCATTTAATCCATAGGACTCTCTTATGAAAAAAATTTATAAGAAATATTTATTTGATTATAATAAATATTATCAACGTCTACTAGATGTTACAGATTTATCTATGGAAGGGCCTCCTGGCACGGTTGTATATGTAAAAGATTCAAAAGATAATGATTTTAATCGTCACATCTTAGAAAATGGATTTTTACAATTAAAAGACAGCGAAGCTTTAATAGAGGGGCTATATTTTTGCGGTATTCATTTAACTGAATGTGAAAATCCATTAGAAATGGTTAGAGATAATGAATATATTTTAATAGATGGTTAGTATGATTCTTTTAAAGAAATAGAAAATCCAGTTCCTAATGGGGTTTATCAAATTTCCTCATATATAGTTGATAGTGTTGTATCTTATAATAAAATAACTGATTTATTAACAACTAGAGAAAATGCAGTTATAAAAAAAGCAGATAATAATTATGTTTTAATTTTAAATCATCTACGAGAAGATTCAAAAAATAAATATATCTATTATCATGATAATTGGTATCCATTCACCGCAGAGCATGATGTTCTTTGTCCTGTTGATGGAATAGTAAACTATTATTGTGAAGTTATGAAAGGAGTTTATTAATTATGACATATAATTTTCCATATTTAAAAGACTCCGAATTTTTAAAGAAGTTTGATAATATAAAATTAAAAGAACAATACATAAAACTTATTGTACTTACTTTTGATAAAGAAATGCCAATTCAAGAGATATAGGGAAAGGTTCTAGGCGGTAATTTTACATTGGATGGATCTTCTGCAATGAGAAGAACTGGAAATTTAAATATGATTGCGGATGATTAGAAAAATAATTTAATTGATATAAAACATTTATTAAGTATTAGTAAAAAAATTGAAATATTAATTGGTTTTATAAATACTACCGATGAATATTCTGATTATCCTATTTTATGGTTTCCGCAAGGAACCTATGTAATTATTGCTTTTAATGTTACACATAATAACAATGGAATTAATATTTCATTAACACTTCATGATAAAATGGCTCTGTTAAATGGAGAGTGCGGCGGCACCCTCCCCGCATCAGTGGTTTTTAATTAGAGAGAAGACATAGATGAAGATGGTAATGTGCAAATCATAGAACCAACAATTTATCAAATAATACAAGAATTAGTTAATCATTTTGGCGGAGAACAATTAAGTAAAATAATAATTAGTGATATAGATAATAAAATTAAAAAAGTAATGAAATGGACTGGCTCAGTGCCTCTTTATTTATATCAAGAGCCCGCAGCAGATGGAACTATTTATAATAGTTTTAGCACAAATTATGATGAACTGGCTGAACGAATGGCCCAGAATCATGGCACTATAAGAGAGTTTCTCTATGGATAGGATGTTGGTTATATACTAACTGATTTTGTTTATCCTAGTGAGTTAATTGGTAACGCGGGGGATACTGTTGTAACTATATTAGATCAAATTAAAAATGTATTAGGAAATTATGAATATTTTTATGATATAAATGGAAATTTTAGATTTCAAGAAATAAAAAACTATTTAAATACATCATATTCTACATTTTTATTAAATGAAATAAATATGAACAATTATTTAGTTGATTATGCAAGAGGTAAATCCGTTTATACTTTTGAAGATGCCAATATTGTTCAATCATATTCCAATTCTCCTCAATATCAACAAATTAAAAATGATTTTTTAGTTTGGGGAAAAAGAAAATCAATAAATGGAAATGATATCCCTATTAGATATCATTTAGCTATTGATAGTAAACCCTTTGTTGGAAATGATTATAAAGTATTCTTCTTTACAGATCCAGAAGATGGAATTACAAAAGCCAAAAAACCTTTTGAATTTTCTTCTAAAGCTCAATTTCCTAGCCATGGCGAAGTGGGACAATATTATTATGCAGAAGACACTAAAATAATTTATAAATGGGCGGCAGATGCAAAAGCATATGAACAAACTTCATATGTATTAGAAACAATCAAAGCAACTGATTACAGAACTGAATTGTATATGTCTGGAGTTATCAATGAGCCTTTTGCATTAGCTAGTAATTATTATTATACCGAGTTAAAAAATGAATGGCCTAAATTATATGATATAAAAAATCAATGTTTTTTTGAAAAAACTTTAAATCAACCTAGTGATATTGATTTTTTCTTAGATTTTATAGATTCCCCCGCCGCAATTTCAGAATTTAGTGTTCAAAATATTGGTAGAAGAACCACAGTATTAGTTGATGATTCTATTAATTGTATTTTTGAACCAGATAATCCTAATATTGTTATTATTGAGAGTGGAAGTGAAAATGCGGATAGCCTTCAAAGAGAGTGCGAAGCCAAAAGACAAGAATATGTTCAAGTCCGCCCAGAAATATATGCTATGTTATTGAATGGCGGAGTCTTAAGATCTGCTTATGAAGAAATAAGAAAAGAATTGTATCAATATACAAATTATAATGAACAAGTTTCATTAACTACATTGCCAATCTATTATCTTGAACCAAATACAAGAATTACAATTCGAGATCCTTAGAGTGGAATTTTTGGAGATTATATAATTAAATCAATTTCATTGCCTTTGGATATTAATGGTACTATGAATATCTCTTGTGTTAAAGCACTTGAAAGGATTTAATTATAATATAAAAAGGAGATTGTAAATTTATGAGTTATAATATCGGTCAATTTAGATGTCCACAATTAAATTCTTATTTTACTCCATTAGAAATGGATTTTGGATATCAAGAAACCACCAATGTTACAAGTAACGATATTACTTTTTATAATATTTGTGGAAATTTATCTGGTGAAAATATAGTAAATAATCAAAATTGTTATTATTTACGTTTTGGAATTAAACAGAGAAATGATTCAGAGCAAATATTTTATTTAAAATTAAAAAATACTTCTGAAATTGAAGATAATGAACAATTAATTGAAGAATATAAAGTAAGTTAGGGAACTGGAATAGTTTATTTTGAAGTTATAATATCTCCAAATTCAACATATGATCAAATTCTTTGGGAATTACAACGAACAGCTTTTGATTATAAAATGATAAATTCTAGCGGTCTTTCTGGTAGAATAATAAATATTACAGACTGTACTTTTGCAAAAATAATAGATGTATTAACAACTTTAAAATCTACATATCCAGGATTAGAGCGCTTAGTTAAAGTTGGCATTCAAGGCCCACCATCCCTTCTTATGTGTATCAATAGAGAACAAATTAGACTCGGAAAGGCAGGAATTTATGAAATTAATAATGGCATTAATGTTGTTTCTATTGGTTTTGTTCCTAAGCCTTCTAGCGAGTCTTCTAACGGGTTAGAATATTTTATCATGGATTTTGAATATTAAAAATAAGGAGGATTTAAAAATGTTTTATTCTTTTTATGGTGGAAGACCTGGTAATTCTTTTGTAATTATTACAGCATATAAAAGCGTTGCTGATATGGTTGCAAAATTTAAACAAGGACCAAATTATAATATTGTACATTATGATGAATATGTGATTATAAACACTGTAAATAAAAATGATCCTGATAATGGAAAAATATATAGACGTGGATATAATTTTACAAACGATATGGGTGGCGCCGTATATATTGGAACTATTGTAGGCCCCGCAGGGAAAGCGCCTATGCTAGAAATGACAACAATAGCAGATGTAGAAACTAAACACGCTCAAGAGGGATTTGATGAACGAAAAAATAGCGGTTAGTATTCATTAACTAATGGTAATCTTGTTCCAGGAAAAATAGACAATGAGACTTTTAATGATGCTATTACTTGGAAAAGTTGTTCTATTAGAAATGAAAATGATGAAGATTGTACTGCATATATTGGATTTACCATTCCGTATATGGTAATTGACTACGAGGCACAATCTGTTGATCCATATGATTCTGATACAGGGTAGTATATGGACACAACTTCTACAACAAGAGTTGATGATGGTACTCATCCTTTCTTTGAAAAATGGCAACTTAATATTCCAAAAGGAGTAAAAGGAAGTTCCTTTATGAATCTTAGGGCGGAGCCCGCGTCTTCTCTTATTGAGGAATATCCTGGAAAAGCGGATGATGTTGCAAATAACCGTATGATTTTGGCATATGATTATTATAAATATGATAATCATTAGGATGGAGAACCTGTTAGATTATATCTTGGCGATTATAACACAATAAATAATATATCAATGAATGATGAAGGTACTATTACTATTGATTATAGTCACAATGATGATTCTATTATGACTAAAAAAGTAAAATGGATCAGTTCAATTGCATTAAACACTGAAACAGGATTATTTACTGTTACTTATAACCATACCACAGATGCAAGCGGGAATCCAACAACTTATACAACTTATCTTGATTGGATAAAAGAAGTAAATGTAGCAGATGATGGTACGGTTACTTTTGAACATACGCATGGAAATGATACTGTACTTGACAAAAAAATAAAATGGTGTACAAATGTAACAATTAATCAAAATGGAACAGTTACTTTTACTTGGAATAATGGATCTCAAGATACAGTATTTCAAAATTTAATAAAGTGGATTCAATCTATAAATATGACCGCGGATGGTACATTAAGGGTTGAATATAATAATGGAGCTTCTCCAAGTGTATTCTAGAATGCGATTAAATGGATAACCAATGTAAATCTTGCAGATGATGGAACATTACAAATAGATTTCAATAATAATAGTGAGTCATATGTAGCAAATCAAAAAATAAAATGGATTAATGACATTAGTTTAGCACAAGATGGAACTGTAACAGTTAGTTATAATAACGAAAGTCCAAATACTGTATTTGCTAATAAAATTAAATGGTTAACTGGCGCAACTCTTTCTAATAATGGTACTTTTAAATTAGATTGGAATAATGGTTCACCAAGTACGACATATGCTAATCTTATTAAATGGATTCAATCAATATCTGTTGGTACAGATGGGACAGTGACTTTAATCTGGAATAATGGTAGTGAAAATACTGTTTATAATCAATTAATAAAATGGATTAGTAATTGTAAAATTAATACTGGTCTTGGAGAGGGGTCAGGAAATCAAAAGCTTAATATTACCTGGAACGATGGAACATCTCAAGACATAGGAAATCCAATTAATTATATTATGGGTATGAAAGTTACTAAAGACAATCATTTGTTGGTAAGATATTCTGATCCTAATCGTCGAGCTACAGGAATGACTTATGAAGGAGTTGATGGCTGGACTGATCTTGGTTAGATTCATCAAAGATATGTATATTCTGATGGGGATTCTGCTTTAGTAAATGAATGGATGGGACTTGGAGAACTAATAGATGATGGGACTAATCATAAAAAACTTAAATTTATTATGAATCTTAATACTCCTATTGATGAAGCAGTAGAAGAAATTACAGTTGAAAGCGGTCAATTAAAAGGCGGTAATTCAGTAGACACAATTTCTGGATTAAATTTAACACCTGCGGTTGTTAGTAACACAGCGGCAGGGCTTCAATTTGAAATTGATAGCGGCATTGCAAGTAGCGGAAGTCAATCTATTAGTTTTGTAAATTTATTAATTAATAATTTAACTTTAGAATTTTCATATCTAACTTTAGATCCAGAAGAGGGAGGAGAAATTATTTTTCCTGTTTAATTAATGATATGGAAGGAATAAAAAATGGCAGCTATTAATGGTTTTTTTGGAAGCTTACAAGGACCTTTTTCAGCAAATGAAGAATTATTTACAAAAATTCAAATGGATTGCAAAAATACTATAAGACATATATCTAAAATTGGAATACATTATATTGGTAATACTGATTTAGATATTTAGGGATTAAGAAATGAACAGGTTTTTGTAAGAATTAATGGAATTAATTTTCAAATAGGTAAAACTAGAATGTTAGAATTAGAAGATGTTTAGATAACTTCAATTCAATTTACTCAAAATGTCAATGATTCATTTTTTATTGATTATCAATATGTTTAATAAAAAAAATGGGACAATAGATTTTTATTATATCTATTGTCCCATTTTTTTGTTTTTCTATATTCAATTTTCATTTAAAATTATTCAGCCACAATCGCCCACCCTGCAGGGTACGTTTCTGGTGACCAAACATTATTGTCAATCACGCTCTCATAAATCAGCCCGTTTTCATCGGGATAGTACACCTTATCCCCGGTCATATACGGGTTCGTACTGTCTGGCTGTACCCAAACCGGGATTACTTCCGGGTCGGGAATAAGCACTCTCGCAAATAGCGATGACGCCACTTCAGGCGACCAATCAGGCTGAGACGTATGAGTCTGTAAAACCTTATACAGCACTCCGTTATATCTCACTCTCTGATCTGCAACATATACTACACCGTTGCCATCCCACGCTGGGAACAACTCGGCGCTCTCAATCGCTGTGGCATCATCTAGATTTACCGCCATTCCCTCGATGATTTCTCTGAGTTTTTTGGCCTTTTCAATCAGGTTCATTTTAAGCCTCCTCGCCAAGTAGAATCTTGGCAGCTTCTACGTACTCCTCGGAAATGCCGGGATTTTCCAGATCGTTCTCAGACTCAGTATAAGTTCGTCCCGCCGAAACGGGATCAACTGCTTCGTCATACTCGATGCCCGTTTCATCCTGAATAATCTTCTTTCCCGCATCGGAATACGTTCTAACAAGTTCCATTCCGGCAACAAAGCCGTAAGGTTCAGTTACAATCATTTGTTTACTTCCTTTCGTTATTATCAAGTTGAATTGTATAAGTTTTTTTCGTATATTGGTCAATCGAATATGAGACACGAGTATAACAGTTGACACCACCATTTCCAGTGAACGGATTACCATAGTAGTCACAAGGTTTAGCGTATTCCGGTTTCCATCCATTATACTCTATCCTGTACTTGTAATACTGATCCGTCTTCATCCTGTTCTCGTGAAGTGCCTTTGGATCATCTATGCCGAACCGTTTGGCGCATTCGCAATCGTATTCGAATTCTGGCGGTATATGAGCCTTTCTGTAATCCTCGTCATTGTCCATCAGCCAACAATGTTCGCCTACTGTAATAAACGAATCGCCTGTTTTGTCGTTATAATTGACATTCTTCCATTCATCTGAAATCATTTTGGCTCCTTTCATGGATTAGATGGAAGATATTTCCCCGTGACGTAGCGCGGGGATAGATAAAAACGATGATAAGATTAAATGCAGAAGCCGGGCGCGACGCCATAGGCACCGTTCGCGCCATGGCTACTGCCGCCACCGTCACCAACGACACAACGAAAGCCCGACGAGTTACCCACGGAGCGCAACCACCAACTGCTTGTGGAGCCAGATCCTTTTTTAATTCTTACATTTTTAGCTGCCGAACTGGTTCCAGACGGAAATGCGGTAGTATATCTTGCCCCTGTTGTTTCATAGTTAGTGCCTAAGCCCACCTCGTAATCCGAAGGTATCCACAACTTCTCAGTGGTTGTCTGACCATCCTTGACAACTGCATTGTTCTCATGGGTAGATTGCACCTTAGAAACTTCTTTTATTGCCGTCTGAACCTCTACCGGAAGCTTAGGTAGAATCGTTCCAGATAAATATGTCCTCATTGCAGTTACTTCATAGCCACCAGTAACTGTGCTAGTAGAATTCATATTGTAAGTGGTCGGAAGTAAATCCTTGCAGATAAACGTAATATGTGCCTTACCTGAGTTGTCTGCCAAATCATCTTCATCAAACGCCACGATCTGCATCTTGTGAACGCCTTCGCTCCCGAAATCCAAGCTTTTCGTGTCACCGATGGAATACTTTGACGTATAACTTCCATCATTTGTCGCCGCAATAATTTCTGCCCACGAATCTGCAATGTTGTCAAAGCTCGTGCGAGGATAGTCTTCAAGTGGATAGATATTTGCCGCAAAACTAGACCAGTTTGAAGCCGACTTATAACTACTAAGAAGACTGGAAGGGACGTAGATACCGCCATTGCCAAGTTGAATCTTCGTTCCGGTCAAAGCGCTAATGTTGCTCAAGGATGATATTGTAGTGCTTCTAATAATCAAATGTGTCAGATTGGTGCAACCATTGAAAGCAGCCGATTTGATTGTGACTGCCGAGCTACCAGTTAGGTCTATCACTGTCAAGCTGGTATCGCCATCGAACGCATTCGATCCAATAGAAGTCACTGCCGGAATTGTTACAGAAGTCAAGCCTGTACAGTTTGGGAAAGCATAGTTACTTATCATTTTTAAATTTGGGAAATTGACCGATTGAAGAGCTGTTCTATCTCTAAGGGCGTACTGTCGCATGGTAGTAATCCCATCCTCTTCAAGGTCAGTTAAAGTATTGGCAATCAGAGCATCGACTGTTGCTTGATCGCCGAGTGTTTCTCTTGTATTTGCCATTTATTCACCTCAATTCTATTAGAAAATATCCCCGTGACATAGCACGGGGATAGATAAAGATTGATAGATTAAATGCAGAAGCCGGGAGCGACGCCATTGGTATCATTCGCATTACTGTAGTCGCCGCTGCCGTATTTATTGACGTAACGGAAGCGGCTCGCGTTACTCGCGGAGCGCAGCCACCAATAGTATGTGGAGCTATTAAAATATTTCATTCTTCCCGAAGTCCCTGTAAAGTATCCGTTGTATAACGCCCCGGTTGTCTCATAGGCGGTTCCAAGCCCAACTTCATGGTCAGACGGTATCCACAACTTTTCTGTGGTGGTTTGCCCATCCTTGACAACTGCATTGTTCTCATAAGTAGATTGAACCTTTGAAACCTCTTTGATTGCAGCTTGGATTTCCGCCGGAAGTTTAGGAAGAATAGTATCACTTAGATACGTCCGCATTTCAGTGGCTTCATAACCACCAGAAGTTGTAGAGGTTGCATTCATTCTGTGTATGGTGTGCAATAGATCATTGCTGATCCATGTGGTTGCCGCCGTTCCTCCGCTCGCCAGAGTATCCATGTCTTTTGCGACAAGCACCATGTAATGGTCGCCTTCTGAGCCGAAGCTGAGAAGCTTAGTATCGCCGACATTGTACTTAGTTGAGTAGCTTCCGTTCGCAACATTTGCAATGATTTCACTCCAACTATCTTCAATTGTCGAGAAATCGGTCGCCGGATACTTGCTGATCGGGAAGATGATATAATTGCTCCAGTTTGTAGCAGCTTTATACGAATCAACAAGGTTCGCCGGAACGTATACCGCACCATTTCTAGTAGCAATATCAGTACCCATAAACGCACTTGTATTAGACAATGTAGCAACCGTATTGCTTCTGATAACCAGATGCTTGAGGTTCGAAGCACCAGCAAATGCACTTGTTGCGATTGTGATAGCTCCTGTATTCGTTAAATCCAAAGCAGTCAGGCTTGTCATATTCTGGAACGAATACGCTGTAATGTTCGTAGCATTAGACTCATATTCTGTCATGCTACCGCTGAGATACTGAATAGTCTTTGCCCGGAGATCAGTAAATACCGCCGTGTAGGTCTTATTTGCGTAAGCCGGAGCAAGAGCCGGTGTCCATCCGCTAAACTGGAATTCTGTCGCATCGCCACGAGTGGTCGTAGGTGTAGATCCAGTATAGGTCGGTGTAGTTCCTTCTGGTACTCTGGTGGTCGTAATCGTGCCACCGCCGTCTTCGGAGGCTTTCGCCCAAGTAATCGTGTACATCGGCACATAAACCGCTGTATAAGTTGTATTCCCCGTGATCGGGCCAACCGTAGGACTCCATCCGCTCGAAGGCTGACCGTCTTGAGTAGGTGTAGAACCATTATATGTCGGCGTAGTACCCCAAGGTACATTGGTGTCCGTTTCGAGAACTGTTCCGTTGGCATTCTTCCAAGTGACTGTATACGTCTTAACAGTAGAGACGTAAGTTGCATAAACATTTCTGTCGGAATCTACGCCGATAAGAGCATTCGCATCTTTCTCTCCACCAGGAGTGGTAGCCCACCCATCAGGTGTATACGAATAATGTCCATCCGCTGAATCTGCTTTGGGTGAATCATTAACATATGTACCATTTCCACCATCAATAATCGTTTCTGGATTGCTCTTACCAGTAAATGTGAGTAAGGCAGTACCATCATCATTATAATAGTAAATATAACTTGTAACATGATCAGCGGTAATTGTTAAATATGGATAACGAGTATTAAATTCAGCAATTTCCGCGCCAGTTAAAGCACTTGTATGAATAGTTCCAGATACTTGCGCTTTTTCCATGTTCTCACCAGCTTCATTTAAACCGCGCATGGTATCTAATCTATTTAATAAAGCGCTAATTTCTGTTGAATCTTGTGCTGTCCAATTAAAACCTATTAATCTTACTCTTGTATTAGCGGGAATCGCATTAAGGATTGCTTTTGTATCAAGAGTAGGAACATTTTCTAGTCTTAATGTTGAAATATTATTATAAGAAGCTATTCTAAAATCTTGAATAGATTTTTGATTAAGAATAGTTAAATTTGTTATTGTGGCGGGAAGATATAATTTTTTCAACACACCGCCATTTGGTAAAGTTAAACCTTGAATAGATGTCCCAGTGAAATATGCTTCTTCAATAATCTCACATCCAGACAAATCAACAGTCGTTTGAGTATGTCCTTCTAAAGCTGTATTTCCTAAACCAGAACAATTTCTTGCATCAAGAACCTTTAACAGTTTATTATTACCAAGAGATAATCCATAAAGGTTTGTATTTTCATATTCATCGCTAGCATCACCAATCTTAATTGATTGTAATCTAGTAGCCATTGAAAAATCTGCAAGGCCAACCTTTAATGGAGAAAGATCTCCAACGTTTTGCAACTGCGGAGCAGAATAAATATAAATTTCTGTATCGTCTAATTGATCAATAGGACAAATAAGCGTCGTAGCTTGCCCATGCGCTCCTCTCTCTTTAACTAGATAAGAACCATATCTTACTGCAGGATAAATATCTGCATATGGAGTTACAGTAATATTAGCCTTTGCATAGCCTCTAAGCTGAATTACTTCAGATAAAGCATCTCCCGCGTTCCATTGAGAATCTTGATATTTAAAACGATTTATCATCCACCATTTTCTTTGTTCTTCCTTACTTCCTTGCATCATAGGAAGATACATTGCGGTAGCTCCTTTTCCAGGATCAGGACTTGTTAATGGTAAAATATATTTAAACCACGCGTCTTCATTCCATACCGCTTCTGGCCATTTAGACTGATGATCCTCATAGCGTTGCTCAATTGTATTATAAGACAAAGTCCCGACTGATCTTAATCTTTGATACATCTGGATGATCTCTGCGGGGAAAGCATCGCGAACATTATTCCACAAAACAGAATCTTGTCCATTAAAAATATTGGATCCGCCTAATGTATGATCCGTATCTTCTAAACTATATCCAAACACAAGTGAACCTTCATTGTTGGTACCAATAGCAGTATCCATATCATAAGGTTGAGCAGTTGCTTTTCTTGTAGCAATTCGATTTTCAGCAGTTACCGCAGAACCATTAAAACCAATAAATAAGTTCTTTGCTCTACTATCTACCATTAAGAAAAGTTCTGTAAAGATATAATAAAAGATAAATGTATCAAGTTCTGCATAAGTAGGGAATTCCGCACGGAATTTCGCAAGTCTATATGCTTGAGTATCCGCTGTATATTCTACACCATCATAAGTTACACTTTCAGAGAGCGGATCTCCTGAAGCTTGATTTCTATCAGTAGATACCACAAAAGAAACAAACTCTTGTAAGATATCTGTATTTAACCATTCATCTGAAGGAAATCTTGCCTAAAAGTCTTTACGCCAATTAGGTAATTCAACACCTTCATCATTAATATATAGAGTTTGATCAAAATAATCAGATTTAAAAAGTAAAAGATTAGAAGTATTATTTTCAAACTCCCATGATTCCATGGTGCCATCTTTGTCATAACCATATGGTGCGGGAGCTCGTTTTGGTAAGTTAAAATTATACTTTCCTAAGAAAGTTGTCTCACCAGTATCTGTATTATTCCAAAATACCACAATAGGGAATCCATCAATACCCCATCTAACTCTTTCATCCTCCACCATTTCAGGTGTTTTATAAGGACAAGAATCGTTATAAAGACGAACCAATTCAACGTTATTTGCACCTTCAGAAGAAGCTACATCCGCCTTTAAAACAAATCTATTAAATGGAATCGCACCTGGCCGCAAAGCATATGAATTTGCATGTGATCCAGAGGCCATATCAAAGCCTTGTTTAAATTGCATATCATAATTTTTACGAGCATACGGTGCTGAAGAAGTACCCTGAACGTTAATTTGACATCCACTAAAAGTAAATGACTTTGACGAATACATTGGATCAGTGTAACTTCCTGAAATTATTTTTTTATCACCTTTATACTGTGGCAATTCTGAAGCATTTAATATAAAATAAGGTAAGTTAGAAGGTAAACTAGAAATTACAATATTTCCATAAGCATCATAAACATTATTTCTAGTATATCTTTCAAGCATCAAATATCCATCTTGCGTATCCGCAATCCAGTTATTTAAAATCTGTCGTCTAGTTAAATTATTATTATATACACGAATACAATATAAATCAATTGTACAATCATTAGATCCAATAGAAATATCTACTGGGGATACCTGTGAAAAGTCATCATCTGTTGAATACTGAATAACACCAGAAGCAATACCATTTATAAATACAAAAAGAAGTCTATTTTCAGACCGCTTTTCTACCACAAATGAAATTCTTACATGTTCATCTTCCTTATATTGCGTACTAATTTCAGATTGTTCAGATTTTAATGTTGCCTTTTGAGCTGTTAATGAAAGTCCGCGACCGCCAGACATACAAGACAAAATAGTAGCATCATAATCAATAACATTTTTTGTTGCGAATTCAAGCTCGATTGTTTTGCCTGTTGTTCTAAAGTCAGATGCAAAAATCTTAAAAGGAATAGTAAGTCTAGCATCTCCAGCCACTCGCATTACAGTAGCTCCATCCGCATCTTTCTGCCATCCATCAGAAGCCCAATTGAAATTACTAAATGAACATTCAACTTTATTTGCTCCTTCTCCATAAGTCCATACATTTTTTGTTGCTTCTTGATTACTTTTTCCTTCTGCTGATAAGAAAAGCATAAGATCTCTTGTTTCAGCTTCTACATTGATATCAGATTCAGTAATTGTAAGCGTAATAGTTTTTGTTACACCGCCGCTTGCAAATGTTACATTCATAGTACCATAATTATTTGCTCTAACAGTATAAGACTGTAATGAACGATCTACTGTTTGTGTAGAAACCACATCATTATTTACAGAAATAGTAACTTGCGCAGAAAGACTTCTTGGATTATAAATTTGATAAGGAATCTCAATTGAAGCATATTGCGGCTGTGTAAAATCACTAAATGAACTAGCAATAATAGTCGTATTATTAGATGATTCTACATAAATAAATTCATAGTATAATTCATTACTACGAACTGTTTCATTATTAATTTCTGATTCAAAATAAACTCTTAATGAATGAGCCCCATGCGTTTGTGCGGGAATGACATAAGACATCTGTGCATTTGAAACAGATGTTACCTATGTTCCAATCTATTCCCCATCCAAAATAAAGTGAACTGTTTTTTCAACAGAACCTATAGGAGTATAAGGGAATGAAAATGCATTTTCATATGCGGCTGTCGCATTAAAAGAAGAAGAAATAGAAAGCGCAACACTCGTAATATTAAAAGTTGTTGTCTTCCCTTGGTCATAAATATCAGAAATTCTGATTTTAACTTTATTTGAGCCTTTTCCTATATATGGAGCAATATCAACAGAAACATTTCCTTGCTGAATTTGCATTGTTGCTCTAACAATATCATTTACAGTAATACGAAGTGTACCATCTCCTGTTGGCATTTCATCCTCAATAGATGACCAATTAAAACTAACAACACATTGAGCACCCTAAGCAATAGTTTTTGATAAAAATCCAGATGTATTATCAACAGTTAATTTAGCATTGATAATATCTCCTCCGCCACTACCGCCTCCTCCGCTCCCTTCAAGCGGAATGCCATTTTCAGAACGAATACCTCTATAAGTTGGATAAACATATTTTGTATCTTCATCTTGATAAAGACCTAAATCATCAGGATCAATGGATACGTTTTCCAATGCTGTTCGAATATTGGAAATCGCATTATCGGTTTGCGCAAGATGATTTATTGTACGAGTCATATCTTGTAAAAGAGAATTAATTTGATCTCCTGCGGCTTTTGCATCTGCCGCCTAATTTGGGACACTTAATGTTTTATCTGTGTCAACCGCAACAGAATTATAGACTCCACCAGAAGTCCAAGCAGATCCGTCCCAATAATACCAATTTCCTGGAATGTAACCTGTTTCAGAACCCATATAAACATATATATGGGTAGGATCCAACATTTCAGAAACAGCAGCGGCAATTAAAGGGGAACCAACAGCTGCTTCTGCATTTGTTACCCTTTGATCTAATGTACTAATAGTCTCTGCTGTTTCACTTAAAAATCTATCTATTTGTTCTTGGATATTCCCAACAGAATCTATGTCAACATCTCCAATAATATCTATTAAAGTATGCATATCATCCCATTGAATATTTTCTGCCATTGCGCTTACAGGTATCTAATCAGAATAAGTGCCATCATCATATTTAATTTTTATAGCAGTTAATTTATCCATATTATTTCCTCATTTTTAATATTTAAAAATTACTTAATTTATTAAATACTTTATTTGTTATATAAACAATCTACTCACCATATGTTGAAATTATATCCGCTATAACTTCTTCCTGTTCCAAAGTGAGTGATACATTATACGAAAACATAGCTGCGTGTGTAATCTCATGGCACAATACCTTTTTAAAAAGACTATCGTTTAGCGTCTTATTTATATAAATAGTCCTTGTTAAATTATCACACGCTCCAATGGAATACTCTCCAGATATCCTCTGAAGAAGAGGAAAATCTGGAGAGACCAAAGCAACTTTCCAATATACGTTATTTATAAGAAACATTAATTAATTTTATTTGCTAACGTTGTCATTTTCTGACGTAACGTAGCTCTTTCTTCAGGAGACGCATCCTTTACCATTTCTGTAATATCACTTGAAAGTTCTTGAAGATAAGCCTCTAACTCATGAAGTTGAGAATTTGTATCATGATGCATTTCCTTGCCTTCCATATACATTCGACGCCTTATTGGACTTCTTCCTTCGCGGGGATCTCGTCCCATAATTTCAGGAATCTCAGTATAATAGACTCTTTCACCAGAGTTCCCGTTATTGGAACCTCCATTTGTATTACCCCCATTGTTGCCGTTAGGATAATACATATAACCGCCCATCCGCTCCATATCTCTGTAATCAGGATAAGGATACATCGTCCTTGTGCCATAATTATAATTTGGAGTAGGTGTAGTGGTATAATAGTTTATATTTGTTTCGCCTTGCTTTTTAGCTTCATCGCCCTTTTCCATTGATTCTGTAATGGTACAATAATAAATAGCTTCTGCCAAGTCTTTGATCATATCAACAGCTTCACCAAGCTCATGGGCATCTACATTAGATATATCTCCTAATTGCCCTTGAACACAGCTCATTAACTGTTCTTTCATCATTTTTAAAGCTTCTGTTGCCATATTTTAATCCTCCCCTTATGCTATTCTGTTAACTGATAATTCAGCATTACGTCTCACTTGAATAGACGGAGTTGGCGTTGTGGTTGGATCGTCCTCTGTGCCATCCACATATGCACCAGATACAGTTACACAACATCCACAAGGAACCGTAACAAAAGCTGTAGTATTAATATGCCAATAATCTTCTGCGGCAGCAGGCGTTACAATGGCAACGCTTTCTGGAATTACTGCTCCATTAAGAGTAATTCCAACTGCAATAGGAGTAACTGCTCCACCTTCAGGAATTTGAATATTTCCTTGAAGAGTAACTTCATATCTTGCGAAACGATTAGAGGTATTGCCATTTAAGTTAAGAATTCCAGGAACAAGAGGAATAACATTCCCCTTATTACATGGGATAGAAACACTATTAAATGGAATTGTACTATTTAAAGCTACTAATGTATCTGCTGTCGTTACATAACTAGCCATAAGCAATCCTCCTTATTAGTTAAAAAATGCGTTATTGCCGCAGCCACAGCCGCATCCACCATTGTTACAAGTAAAAATAGGAGTTCTTCCATAAACAGGTGTGGTAGGAACTGGGCAATTATTTAACCGATTATAAAGTTGATCCACTTCATTTGCAAATCCCTGTTGAATAAAAGCGTTTTGCGCAGTTTGAGAAGCGGCAAGATCTTTCATTGCAATTTCTTGCCGAAGATTTGCAATAGTTTCATTCTTAGCATCAATTTTATCTTGGCAAAGCTGATCTTTAATAGACTGAATTCCGCCATTAATAGTATTAAGCAGCGCCTGAGTATTTGCAATGCCCTGAGCGGTTACGTCTCTAAGGGCGCCATCTACTGCAGCTCTATCAGCACATGCCTCTGTTGCTACAGTATATTTTAAATCAGCTACCGCAGCACGATTTTCACAACAACAATTCTGTTGATTCATGGCAATATTGTTTAATTGATTAGAAAGACCTGTTTGTAAACCAAATAATTGATTCATATTTGCAAACTGACGTCCATTTTCAGCAATTTCTGCCTGAGCAAAACCGTTTGCAACACCCGCAAAACCAGAACATAAAGCATTATTAACACCAGCAAATCCGCTGTTTATTGCTCCATTAATCGTTCCTAGGTCTCCCATAATAGCTTGCTGATCAAAACCATGTTGAACTTCACTGGTAGTATTAAAAACATAAGGAGCTGGACCAAAGCCTCCTCCACCATTACCACCATTACCGTTCCAACCTCCATTATTATTCCAACCGCCCATTAAGATTAAAATAAATAAAAGAATAATCCAGGCGCCATCTCCGTTGAAACCTCCGAATCCGCCATTGTTTCCATTCCCAGTAGCTGCCGCAATGTCTGCTAAAGAATAACCATTGTTATTATTAAACATTATAATCTTTCTCCTTTTGCTTTAAAATAATAATAATTACATAAATTGACTTTTTAAATTTGCCAATTCTTTATCAAAATCCAATCCCCTTTGTGCTGCAAGATTACGAGCTAAAGTTTCTAATCCAGAAACATTCCCATTTTGTGCCATATTTACAGCATTATTTATAATTGGGTTATTACCTCCTCGTTGTTGTAAAATATTTAAAACAAGTTGTTGAGGATTCTTTCCATTTTTTATCATTTGAATTAATTGCATTGGATTTACATTCATAAACAAATCTCCTTAAAAATTCATAGCAGATGTTTTATCATTATTATTTTTCATAGACTATATGCCTGACATCAAAGTTTGAATTACTTTATTAAATTCTTCCTTTGTAACAAATTCATTTGATCCATAAGAATTTTCATCTTCAACGAAAGCATACGTCTTAAAAGTTGCAGTACCATCATTATTAACTTGTTTTGTATAAATTTTACCATTTCCAATATCAGTAAATACCCAAAGAGAACCATCTAAATCTATTTGATAAGCTCTAGCCTCTTCTTTTGATGAAACTGGCCGACATTTTAAAAACTGATGAGATAATAAATCTTGAGAATCTGTCCTTCTATTTCCCAAGTAATTATCATACAAAGAATTGTTTAGTAGCATATTATTATTTCCATATGGATTATAAATTTGCGGCTGCCCCGCCATTCCGTTCATCATATTATTATTCATTTGGGGCTGCTGCAAATTAAAATTAGGATTATTGTAATTTGGCATTACGTATATCCTCCTTTTGTGGTATACCAGATTATTCAATTTAATAAGTTACAATAAATATACGTATATTGCAAGAATAAAATTATAAAAATTAACTATTTTTTTATAATTGATATAATTTTATCCTTACATATATACATAAAAAAACATCTTAATAATTTAGCTATTCTTGCCCAAAAATTTTTTAAATAAAAAAATTTAAAAAATTTTACTCCCAATTAATCTCATTGTCATTTTTAAACCAATAGGCATCAAAGATACAAATTGCGTCGGCCTCGTCGTCATTTACCTAAATACCATATTTATTCTAAACATACTAAATATCTTTTGGTTTTAACATTTCTCTTTTTATGCTAGGTCCCTGTTTTATTTTTAATGCTGCTCGCCATTCACTGGCATTAATAAAACTACACTATATTTTAGAATTAATTTCATATGCAGCAATAACCACCGCACTTTGTAACCACATTAAAACTTTACCAGTATGTAAATTAAAGTCTGGCCGCACTTCCTACATAATAATTTTATCTATTTGATTATTTTTAATCAAATCTATTAACTAATCTCGCATTTTTATAATACGCTTTATTACATCTTTAGAACTTGCGCTTATAATACCATGTTCTTTAAGTAAACCATCCTATCCTATACACCAACCTGTAGATTTTGTAGATAAATCTAATGATAAAATTTTCATATTATTAAAACTTAATACTCCTTTGAATTATTTTCATTTTTTATTACTTCATTATAATTAGATTCAATTTCTTTCATTAATAATTGCCAAACTAAAAATACATTAACAATAGGCAATTTACTTTCTTGAATTATTGTAATAAGATTATTTTTAAAATTTTCAGTTGCTAAATTAATACTAATTTTTTCTTCTTCCATTTAAAACTCCTTTTATCTCTAATCTTCTTCTCTATATCCCCAAATATGTGGTCCTTGTAGCGGATATCTTTGATTGTCAATAGTTACATACCAATTATTTGCGGTTCCACTACTTAAAAGATGTCCAGCGATAGAAATTCGATTATTCATAATTGTAATATTTGGAAATTTTGCTACTTCTGCCTATAATGTATCAATCTATGCCACTTTTGCAGACAACTCATCAATTTGTGCCATATTAACTTGCATTTCATTAAATTCTGCTTTATCCGCATACAATTGATCAAACTGTCCTTTATAGGCTTTAAACAATCCTCCTCCAAGTGTATTCTCATTTTCAATCCCAGAATTACCAGAATATCTTACTTCACTAGGATTAATAAATGAATCATTTGAATTTCCTATAATAATTCCACTTCCATTAAGCGTATAACCATTAGCTATTTGTCCATATATCTTATTAAAATGAGCTAATCCATCCGCCGAAATTGACCAATCTTTTCCTTCTATGGCACCAGAGCTTCTTAATATTAAATTCCCGCCTTGCAAATAATTATTTCCAATTATCCAACCACCAATTTTCCCACCATTGGCTTCAATATTACTAAAAACCGCTTTACCATTTGTTGCAATAGACCAGCTGTACTATTCTGGTCCCGTTCCCCCTGAAATAGATCCATTGCTATTAAGAGAAATACTACCTGCAGATAAGGCATTTTTTTCAATTGTCCATCCACCAATTTTTCCATTGTATGCTTTTAATTCTCCAAAAGGGGTGATTGAAAATTTATTGCCAATAGAAAAACCATCTGTTCCCAAATAAATTTTTGCTATCTAATTATTTTCATTATTAGCTTCTGACCAAGCGGTTCCCCCATATGCAATATAAGACTTATTACCATCACCGTCTATTGTCCAGTGACTTCCTGTATTATTAACTGCGCCATTTCCTAAATACATTTGACCAGTATTAGTAATTTTTACTTTACCGCCAAAAGACAATCCATCATATGATAAATAAAAGCCCGTGCCAATATTAGTTAAACTATCATGATTATGTGAATAAATTTTCCCAGGGCCAGTTACTGCATTTGTGTCTTCATCATAGCTTCCTGCATCAATAGTCAATCTACCCTAGGTTTTTGTAATGCTACTATATAAACTATGATTATCAATTTTCCAGCCTCCAATATCTCCACCCGCAGAAGCGTGAATATAACCATCTTTTGTTACATAAAAATTTCCAGTTCCAAAAAAGATTTCTGGCGTTGTTAAATCAATGAGCAAGCCAGTTTTATTTGCATTTCCAACGGGCTTATATTTCTCATTTCTATAAGTATAATTTTTAGGCAATCCATCATAATCCCCATCTGAATTATATTCTTTCCAAAAATTGCCACTATAAATTAACGCTTTCTTTTGCCCAGTTGATGGATCAATCACAATTTGTCCTTGGTCTGATTTACCAAATAATGCAGAACCATTTTTGCTATTCAAGAAGAAGGTGCGGGAACCCGCGTTATACCCTAATAAACCAATTTGAGGAGTTTGTTTATTCGGAAGCCGCGTCTCTCCCATTAATATACCAGTAAAACTATTATCATTCTCTTTATGTCCAGTTCCCATCTGGGGAGAAAGAATAAATCCACCCTCATTATTAATCTGGATGCTATTTCCATCCCATTCATTAATATTTGCCATTCCATATTTATTTAATAAATAATGAATAGGAACATTAATTTTACCTATAATTGCATCATTTTGTTTATATATACAACAAATTGCTACATTAATACAAATTCCATTGTATCTTGATGCGGGACGTGCCTTCCATTGATTTTTTGCGCATCCATCTCTATAAACATCTGAAGTTAAAATTTCTAATAAATTACTATTATCTATTACCTAGCCATCTTTTGTTGATAAATAATTACCAATTACCATTGGTATATAAGTTATTTCATGATCTCCAAGTATTGTTGAAATATCTTCCCAAATATTATTAATCTTTTCTTTGCAAATAAATTCAAAAGGATGAGAATTATCATATTGCGGCATCACTCCATCAGATGTATAAACAACATATCTAAAACCAGTATAATCTTTTAAGTTTATTCTATAATTATCATTACTTACCCAAGCTGTTGTAATAGGAATAGTTCCATAATATAACTTACCCTACCAATTGATACTACATTTAATAATATTCGCTAAAGGAGTCTCAATAGCAGAATCTAAGTGGTCTCCTAAATATGCAATTTGACCAGTCCCCGCGTCAGTTATTTCAAAAGCTGAATCATCTTGCGCTGATGAGTTATATTTATTTCTCAAAATTTCCCAATGAACAGAAGAAGGATTAGTAACTTGATCTGCGGCGGGGTCTACAGCTGAAAACCCCTCCCAAACGAGTTCTCCACTGTGCCATAATTGCGCTTTAAATAATTGATGGGCGTTTGTTCCTATATTAGTTTCATTAGCAAGTGAATCTAACCCATAATTTAATATATAATCATTCCCTGCCTTTGTGACCACTGGCCAAAGCGGCGGATTAGTCATTTTAGTATTTGGAACTAATTTAACTAAATATTCACTTCCATTTGTGCCAGGATCCCCTTGTTTGGTAAAAGTAAATGCGGTTTCCGCAGTTAAACTTATTCCTTTATAATCAACTATTAGTTTAATTTGATTTCTTTGTTTTTTAATATCATATCTTTGAGCAATTCCATAAGTTAAATTAATTTTATTATCATAATATTTATACGTTTGTGTAGCATCTGTCCCTGAATTTGGTTCATTCTATTTTTGATCTACTAACATACTTTCTTTAATTGGAAATTGCCATCTAATTTTGCAATTTTTTGTATTTGCAATAATATTAGAATCAATAGGCTGACCTAAATTATCATAAACTGTAAAACTTAATTCTTGAATTTCTTGTTGAATATTTAAACTTTTGCTATTTGGAGCAATTCCATTTTCATTATATTGAAAAACAGCAGAACCATTGTTAATAACGAGAGAATAATTTCCTTCATCATTTAATATATTTGTTAAAGTAAGTGATGCAGTTCCCAAATAAATATTTTCATTATTATAAACAGAACATTTAAAAATTCCAAAAGATGTAATAGTGCTTATTTGAATATTATATATTTTATTTTTTTCAATTCTTTGAACGGAATCATATGCTTTAATCGCATTTTCTATATTATTTAAATTTTCAATTTCAGCATTTATAAACTTAGTTCCATCAGCAATTTCTGCTTTTAAATTATTTAAAGTATTAACTAAATTATTATACTAAATATTTTGTTCAGTAGTCGTAAACAATTCATGAAGAATTCCCATATTATCTTCATATGCCCAATGGTATTCATAATCCAATGGTTCATTATTATTGATTTTACAAGTTAATGTAGGATGCCCAATATCATAATAAAATTTTGTTCCACTATCAGACTCTATTGTTAAAATTGGCGTGTTTGCACTTAAATTCTGAATATTAATTTCTTTAGTAAAAACGGTATTATTATAAATTACAGCAACTTTTATTTTATTATCTCTTGCTGTGGCATTTTCAAAATTTAAAATATAAGTATCTTTCGCTGGAACCCATTCAACAATTGACTCAGTTTCATTTATAATATTTTTATTATTTAAACACTTCCATCCCCGTCCTAAGTATTTATTATAATATTCATTACTTGGAAAAATACTTGCATTTTCAATCCCCCAATAAAAATCTAGTTTTTGGGCGGCAGATATTAATTTACCTTTAACTTTTACTTGTGCAGTAATGGTTTTATAGCTTTCAGATGTCGAAGAATCAGTAAAAAAAGTCCCTTGTGGAGTATAAAAAGAAATTGCTATACCATTAATTTCTTTTTCAGACATTCTCATTGCTCCACTAATTTCTAAAGAAGTAATTTCAATATCTCCAGAATTTAATTTCTCTTCTTTTATCGTTCCAGTTGCGTTTGGGAAATCTTTATTAAAAATTTCTATTGATTCAACTCTAATAAAATTCGATCCATCAATATCAAAAATTTGATATTGTCTTGTACCATAATTAAGTCTATATGGATTATCTACCATATTATCTTCATCTATTGTATATGATCTTATTATTTCTTTGTTAAAAGTATTATCTAAAAATCTTAAATTATAAGTAATACCATAATGACCCCTATGCTGTCTTTCTGGTGGAATTGTTGTTTTAAAAACCGCTCCAACAATTAAAGAAGAAGATTTTTTTATATACTAATTTAATCCTTCAATATCTAAAACAAGATCACTTTTATTATTATATTGATATAAAATATATCTATAATCTTTATTAATAGTATTTAGATAAAACTTATTATTCGAAATTATATTATTATTTCCAATAATTTCATACGCCTAATCACCTTGTGCTTGAGAAATATAATTAATTCCTAATTTTTTAGAGGCTCCAAGAATTGTTTTTTCTTTTTTCATGTCATTTTCTGGAACAAGAATATACACATAAGAACCCTTATTCAAAATCATATCTGCATTATTAGTATATGCATATATAATAGCATCTTGATAACGACATTTATATTTCCCAATTGTAGCATCTTCACAAGATATTATTTGAGCCTAAATTGTTCTATCATATTTTGCTTTTTTAACCGAATCGGTTGTTAATAATTCAATAGCATCTAAAACTTTTTCATTTATGCTCATTAACTTATCTTCCTCCTTATATCTCCTTATTTATATTATATCATAAACTTTCAAAATTTTCAAAACGAATAATAAAAATTATTTTATTTCACCCCATCATATTTATATCTAGTAATTTCAAAAAACTACTATTTATTTATAATCCCATTTTCTACAAAATAGATCATATCATCTAAATTAAAAATGCCATGTTCCCATTTATATTTAATAGTATTATAAGTTTCCATTTTTTAAAAACTCCCTTTTACATAAAAATTAGAGTAGAAAATAAATAATTTTCTACTCTAATAATTTTTATCTTTTCATTGCCCTTTGGGCCGCTAAATTAACTAAATCATTAAAAGCTTCTTCAATCTATCTCTTGCTATCAACATTCGGGAAACTTGCTTCAATATGAACATTTTGTTCAATTCCATTCTCAGAATTAGTCATTATTTTTGCATATCCAGTTTTTATATCGCCAAGTCGAGTCATCATATTACCGTTTAAAGTAGACATTACAGATCTCATAATATTAACAGAACTTAATAAATTCTTTGTGTCTTCTGGATTTAATATCAATTCTTTTTGATGTAAAAAGGCTAATTTTCCATCATTACCTATCCAATCTCCAGTATAACCACCAGATTTAAAATTAAATAAATTATATTTTCTATAATATTCCCAGTCATGCTCTAATGAACTACTTTGTCCATATCCGCCATTCAATTTTGCTTGAACCGCTCTATAAATTTTTTCACCCTATATCTTTCCAAATTTAGCAATTATATTATTATATCTATCTGGATCGTTTCCCCATGTTCCATAAATCCAAATATTACCAGCAATACCTTCAACAATATCAGAAGAAGGCGCAAATCCGTTTCCATTGGTTCCTTTTGTCCCTGATCCAACACTATTATTAATTTCACCATTACTATTAGAATTAAGTGTATTAACACCTGAACCAGGAGTGCTAGATCTACCATTTTCTATTGCCGCGGCGGCCGCTGCCTAGCCTTGTTCTGCTTGAATAAAACCATGAATACCTGATGCTGCTAATTTTGCTGCATTATAAACTGCTTTATATTCTTCAATTAAAGAATGAATTTCAGCTTTCAAAGATGAAATTATATCAATCTCGTCATTCATTCTTTTAGTTAATTCATCATTATCTTCAATTAAAATTTCAAAAGAGTAGGAGAGATTATCAACGCCTTCTTTTATATCCATTAAATCAATGCCAGCTGTTTTAGTCATATCGCCTAATTCATTTTTATATCTTTCCGTAGCATCTGTTAAGCTATTAAAAGCTTCTTCACAAACAGGAATAAAACCGCCTTCTCCAGCCACTTTATCAGACATTTCCTGAATTCCACTTTTCCATGCCGGCACCAAATCACCCATTAAAATATTTTGTTCTTCTGAAGACATTTGATTATAGTTTTCAACGTCTGTTTCATACAATAAAGCCAAATCAGTAAAGGCAGATTCCATAAGGTTATTTCTAATAACTATATTTTCTGCAGTTTTATCATTAATATATTCGCCATATTGCTCTCTCAATAAAGCTAATCTCTCAACCCTTTCTTCTTCAGAGAAAGAAGTATCTTCAAGAATATCTTTATATTCAGATTGGAAATCTTTCCATGCTGCAAGAATATCATTCAAATTAGACTGATATCTCTCTTTGTCAAAATTATAAAGATCATTTTGAACTTGAGCTAAATTTGCCTATGCCGCTCCTACCGCACCATTATCTGAAACGTATTCATATGAATAATTGCCCTGAGCGTCTCTTTTTAGTCTCATTGAAGTTTTTGCAGATTGAGCATCTTGTAATGCAATTCGTGCTTGTTCAATTTGTAATAATTTTTCTGCACGGTCTACATCATATTGTGTAATCTTTTCTTTAGTTCTTAAAATATTTAATTGCTAATCCATTAATGCCTTTAATGTTTGTTGATTTTTAACACTTTTTGTTTCATCTAATGCATTTTGATATTTTCTTTGAGTCTCTTGAATTGCAAAAGCTGAATTAATTGTATCGAGATATTCATTAGCATTTTTATTCATTAAATCCCATTGAGTATTTAAATAATCTGTTCCTTTTCCATTAGAAATTTTCTTATCTAATTCATTAAAAATTTTTTCAATAGCATTAATATATTTATTTTGAATATTTTTTGCAGACTCTTCAATAACTTCATTTAAATTTTTAATAGTATTTTTATAATTTTCTTCAAATTGTTTTGCAGCTTGAGTATCCCCACGAGCAATCGCCGCATCCCACTGATCTTTCCAAAAATCTCTTTGCTTTCTTAATAAGTCAAGTTGTTTTATATTATTTTTTTCTAATGTAGAATAATATTTATCCATAGCATCATAGTTTCTATCACCATATAATAAAGATAATAAATCAATATTATGTTGAATCAATTCTTCTATATACTCATAATCTTCAATTTGTTTGTCAAATTGTTTTTCTACATCATCAACAGTATCAAGATAGGCTTCATCAATATCATCAATTAATCCTTCAATGTCCTACATTTCTCCCATTAATTCTTTTAAATTTTCTTGAAGATCTTCCATGGCTTGAGCTTTATTATCTCCATATATTGCGGATGCCCCTGTTGCATTAATAGCTTCAATTTCTGCTCTTGTATCAGCTAATTGCTATATTAATACCTATAAACTACCTTTGCTACCATGAACATTAAAATAAGATGTAATATCTCTAACACCTTGTAAAGCATTACTAAAAATATTTGAAAAATCACTATCTTTAAGAATATCAGTATGTTCAAGAACTTCTCTACGAAATTTATTCCAATCTCTTTCAGCTTCTCCTAATTTTAATCGAATCTCAAGCTCCATATTAAATTTTTTAATATTAATTTCAATTTGTTTTTGAGTTTCTTCTTCAATTTCATCAAGAAGATCTTCCATATCTTCTCTAAGACTATCATAATTCTTTATTTTCTTTTCAAGATCTTTATACTCATCTTCATACTCTTTTATTTGTTTATTAAGACGTTCAGCTTCTTCTCCAATTTGTTTTTTAGTTTCTTTGTCTGTTTCTGCATTATATATACTTATTAAATCATTATATTCTTGAACTTTTGCATTAACTTGAGCCTGTTTACTAGCAAGAATACTCATATAATTAGATATATTACCATAACTATCAAAAGTAACACCAAGATTCTCTAAGGCTTCTCTTTGTAATTCTAAATCCCACTCTTGTAAAGCATTTTTTTCTTTTAATTTTTGTTTATGTTGCTACAATATAGAAGATTGCTTATTTAAATTATCAAGTAAATTTTTTCCATATAATCTATCTTGCTTTTTTTGCGTTCTATCAAGACTTCGATTAATTTGTTCTATCTCAATATTAATATCATGGTAAATATCTCGTTCGTCTTCCAGCCCTTTTTTATAATCTTTTTGGGAAGTATCAGGTTCATTAGCTTTTGAACTCCCTGATTTACCACTACTACTTGACTTACCAGGAGCTCCGCCACCCGTATTTTTACTTGAATAATTATTAAAATTTGCAGTTGCTTTCTTTGTCATAGTTTTAATGACAGGAGATTTTCCGTTTGTTGACATCGCAGGAACATCAATTACGCCCTTTTGAATATCAAAACCATCATTATAACTAGACTGAGATAAAACAGGATACATCCAAGGAATAGATAATCCAAGAGGGGTTTTAGCCGTTCCTGATGTCCATCCTGTAACCTATGTTTTAGTAACAGTTTTTGGAACTCTTTGCTCAACTTCTTGAGGTTCTGTGACGAAATTTGTCTCAAATCCTAACGAATCAAATACTGCATTAGCTTGATCAACCGTTAGCTTACATTTATCAACTAATTCTTGTGCTTTTGTTACAAAATCATTATCTTCAAGCGTCGCTCCAATTTCTAAATCTGGAATAATAGCCTGTAAACTAGCAATATCTGATAATATCTATCCTTGCATAGTTTCATCAATTCCATTTTCTAAAATAATTCTAGCAATAATATCTTCAGATAATGCAGCTTTTAATCCATCAATAGCAGCCTCACTGCCCGTCGCGGCCTCTGTAATTTCATCTAAATGCTCTCTAATAAAATCTGATGAAACATAACTTACACTAATATCGAGAAGATCAGCAATGGTATTTCTTGCTTTATCCATTGCATCTGCATATTCTTTGCTCATTTCTGAGCTATTATTAAAAATATCTAACCATTTTTCCCAATTGTTTGCTAATGTATCAATAGCATCATTCATCTTCATGATGCCTTTTGCAACAATTTCTGCGGCATCACTATTTTCTAATAATTCATCTGAAAGCTCATTTGATTTTACAGCAATTTCTTGTAAATAATCGGAATAATCTTTTAATTCTTCTGTATCGAGTCCTTCAAGATCTAAAACTTTATCAAGCTAAATTGCAGCTTGCGAATATGCCTATATTCCAATAATTCCATCATTTAGATATTCTTTTAAAATTTTAAACGAATCTGCTGATCTTGCTATTGCTAACTGATTTGAATAAATTGCTTTCTCAACAGCCTCAGAATAAGTATCTATTGTTGCTTGCAGATCAATAATATTTCTTCTAACATCAATAACAGCATCATTAACTGCAAAAAAGAGTTCTTCTCTTTTATCTTTTGAACCAGTCTAAAGCTAAGCTTTCCATTTAACAATTTGATTAAGATTATACCCCATTTCAGTTAAAAAATCAAACTGAGTATTAATCCATGTAAAATCATTATCTTTTGCAGCCTCTTCCTTAATGGCTCTTCCTGTAAAAATTTGATAATTTTGAAGATTTTTTAATCTGTCTGCAGACCCCTCAAGATCTTTAATATTTTGTTTAAATCCTTCTAAACTTAAATTATTAACAGTATCATAAAATTTTTTAGCATCACCAGTCATTTTATATTGGCCATTAGCGATTAAACTAAAGAATTCTTGAACTTCTGGGGTTAATTTCTCATACTCTTTTTTACCAATAGTTTGTTTATCACTGCTGGAAATTTGTTCTGCTAAACTACTATATAAATCATATTGTGCAGTTGCTTCTTCAATTGCTGCATCTGGATCTAATATAACTTTTAAATTAGATAGATCTGCAGTTTCCATATATTCGAGAATATCTTTTAATTGCTGCCAACCCGAAAGCTCTTTTCCTATTTCAAAACTTTCTATAAAAGCCAATTGTTCAGAAGAAAGTTGTCCTAATTTTTCTGCAACTTCTTCATCAAATTCCTTGAAATTATATCGTAAATTAGCAAGATAATCAGCAATCTATGAATAATTTTTATAAAGATCATTAAAATTTTTTCTTATATAATTATCTGCTAAAGTAAATGCCTCATCTGAATTTATCTAAAATTTAAATTTTCTAAAAATCTATGCAACTAATTCTTGTCTTTTCTAATAATAATTAATAGCATTATCAACTTTTGAAAAATCAATATCTTCATTTAATCCAATCTATTCAATTCTAGCTTCTTTTAAATCTTTTTGAGCATTTTCATATTTTTCAACAGCATCACTCATTGTATTAAGCCATGCTGTCATGCCTAAATAATATTCAGAATTTTCTCTATCAGCAGCACTAACTTGTTGATTTATATCAGAAATTGCATTTTCTATTTGATGATATAATTCAATAATCTATTCAATGTTTTTAGGATTAAAAGTTTTAGCATAATCTCCAGTATAAACTCCATTTTCATATGGAGAAAAACCAAGTTTAGTAAGAACCTCCTTAATTTCTTCTGGCTCATCATTAGTTGTAGTTCCAAAATTAAAACTTATTCTATCTACATTACTACCAAATACTCGTTGTCCGCTCCAATATTCTCCCTTTCCTCTAGCTTCATTAACAATTTTATTTTCAGCTGCATCTTTTTCTCTTGTAACAGAAGCTATTCTTTCTTCAATATCTCCCTTTTTTAACTAACGAATTGCACCCGTTAAATCTTCATAATTATCTTTTAAACTTTTAACAGCTTCGCCTTCAAGCCCATACTGTTCTATTAAATCTTCAACAGCGCTTTTCAGTTCTCCACGAGAAATTTCACCATCTTTAGATTTTTTATTTAATTCTTCAAGAGAAGTATATAACTCTTTTTGAGCTTCAATTTCTTCTTGAATTTTATTTTCTTTTTCAATTTCTGCATCTGCTTCCTATATTGCATTTTTTCTTGCTTGTTCAGCTTGTTCAGCTAAAAAACCATAAGCTGCGGCTAAACCAACAACTGCAGTAGTAGCCAAACCAAGCCAACTAACTTTTAATACAGAATTTAAAAATTGAATTTGAACACCTGCCTTCGAAGCTCCTACACCCAGCATTCCTAACGATGCCGTGTGAACATTCTCTGTCATTATTGCTGTGGCGGCTTCTGCAGAGCTTTTTTTAACTTCAAGGTTCATTAATTTCAAAGCCCCTGTAACTTTAACAAAGCCTGTCCCAAGCATTGGAAGAGAAATTGCTAAATTAGTAATAATTTGAAGTAATTTTTGCCCATCTGTTAAGTTTTTATTTTCAAAAATACTTCCTAAATGTTGTAATTGCTGAATTGATGCTCCCACCTGAGCGATGCCACCAGCAACCGATGTCAAATCTTGAACCTTTATAGTTTGATTAGCTTTCTATTTTAGAATATTAAATTCATCTTCTATTTGTTTTTGCAATGCATGCAATGATTCTAATTTTTGTTTTAATCCCTCAAGTTCTCCTGAATCAGCATCTTTTATTAATAATTGAATATTATTGATTTCATTATTAATGGTATGACTTAACGTTGAAAAAACTTCAGTAATTTTATTAGAAGCCTATTGAGAATTAATTTGAGAAAAATCTAATTTTTTTAATTCATTTGACGCTTCATCAACTGCTTTTTTTGCATTTTCTGGTAATGTATTAAATAAAGTTACCCCGCCTTTTGAAATAGTTGCAGTTTTTAACGTACCAATTAAATCTTGTATCTTATTTTTTAAGTTATCAAAACTATTTTCTGCATTTGGAGAATTCTTTTCTATATCTCGATAGAATGTCTTAAGAGCTTCTCTTGCCTATTTTTGCTTATTAATTACTGGATCAAAACTGTTTTCTAAATTTTTTAAAGCATTTTTAATAGTTTCTACGCCATCAGCGCTAGCCAAAGCATCATCTAGAGTTCCCCATTCTGCTGTAAAAGAATTTAAATCAATACCTAAAGAATTAAAACCTTGTTTTAATAATTCAATTTTTTCTTTTACTATATCAATATTTCCCGAAGTCTAACTTAATTTAGTAAGTTTCTATTGAATTGCATTAAAATCTCCTATAGATAATCTATCTCCTATTTTTAATAAAGATTCTTCCTATCCTATTAAAAATTGAGTATAATTATTCCCTAAGCCCTTCTATTGCATTTTTTGAGCCTATGCTATAGCATTTTTAAAATATTCCATTTGCTATCTTGCTCTTTCAAAATTATTAATTGTAGTCATAATACTAGACCCAATTTGATTATTAAACACTACTAATGCAATAGCTCCTAAATCTTTTAAAACTGCGCCACCGCCACCTAATCCATCAACTAAATCAGCGGCAAGAGTTGCCACAGTTGATAATCCATCAATTAATTTATTAATATCATCTGTATCAATTAAATTATCATATATATCTTCAACAGACGCTTTTAAAATTCTAAGATGAGCAGCCGTTGATTCCATATATGTATCTTGCTGTCTTTGTAACGTACCCGCCGCATTCTGAGCTACATTTAATGCATCAGTATATCTTTGAAAATTATCAAATAAAGCAAGTAAATTATTGTACTGTCTTTGACCAGCCATTGTTTGAGCAAGATACACTTGTTGCTAACGAGTCATGGAATTCCACTTCCCGCCAATTTCTTCCATAACAGCGCCCATATCACGAAGATGACCATTTAAATCAAGAACATTGATACCAAGTCCCGCCATCTTTTCAGAATAATTGCCAAGAGTGACTCCATCTTCGTCTAAACCAGCTTTAATATCACTGATACGCGCATAAACTGTTCTTAGGGCCGTACCAACGCTTTCTGGGGCTTGTCTTGTTACAGAAATAATTGTTGACAATTGCGCGGCTAATTGGTCTTCACCAACGCCCATGGCGGCGGCCGCACTTGCAACTTTACTCATACCAGTCGAAAGCTCTTCTAGGTCTGATGCGGTTGTGGCTGCAACTGCAGCTAATCTATCAACATATAATTCTGCTTCCTATGCATTGACTTTATAACCATTCCAAACAGCAGTTAATTGTTCCGATACATCTGCAGTAGATTGACCTGTAACATTTGCTGTCTTTAAAGTAATTGCTGCACGTTCAGCAATTTCTTTATCATTTAATCCCTGTTGAGCGTAAATTAATGAAGCATTGGTATAATCAGTTGTTGTTTTTCCTAATTCCTTCGCAGCATTATTGGCTTGAACTGCAAATTTAGCCATTTCATCAGCCGATTTTCCAGTAACAACACGAATATTATTTAATGAAGTATCTAATGATTTAGCATATCCCCAAGCTTGTTCAACAGAACGAGAAAGACTGTTTACAGCAGCTGAAGCAACATTCCATTTAATTGTATTACCAAGTGTCTCTGCCATTTTATTAAGTAAATTATGACTTTCTTTTAATTGGATATTTGTACTTAATATTTGAGTAGATAAATTTCTAAATGCTGCCTGTCCCACCGCACCAGCATTACTAAAAGCCTAATAAATTTTCTATATTGAACTTCCTGAGTTTCTTAAACTTTGATTAAAAGTTTCAATATTAATAGTATTTAATTTAGTATTAAAAGCCTGTTTTAAAGCATCCTAAACATTTCCAGCTTCTCTTCTAATATCGTTCAAAGCCTGTTTAGCTGAAGAAATATCAGAATCATTAATTTTCATTAAATCGCTCCATTTTAATTTTTGAAGATCTTGTAATGAAGCTTTTAATTTATTTAAATCATTTTGTCGAACATCAAAACCAACCTAATATTTAATTTGATTTGCCATACGTCCTTTTATCTCCTAAAAATCAATTATTCATGATTATTATTATTTTCTTGTGTTGTAGTATTGTTATTTCTATCTGCAAACTCTCCAATTACAACCCAGATATCCCCTGCTTTTTGAACAGTAGGCTCTGTCTTAGAAAAAATAATATGATTATTTGTTTCTTGTATTTCTTTATCTATTACTTGTTTAGAAATACCATTTCCATAAAAAGAACTCATACTAATCCTCCTTTATTAATATACAAAATCAATAATAGTATCTGCATCAGCTCCATTTGGAAATACCAATGTATTAATATTTACAATATTGTCTAACTCATAAATACCTGTCTTACCAACTTTTATAGGTACATTATTTACTTTAATAATTGTTCCCTAAGCAGTTTGAATCCCTAACTTATATAAAACTGGTTTTGTAGTCTCTGGAGTAAAGGCCCCAATAGGAGCATCATCGTCTAATAAATCAATATTTGCAGCAAAAGGTCCTACAACCTGCCCAACTCTTCCATTTAACATAATTATTATCCTCCATTTATTATATAAAATAATTAAAATTTTTTATAAGTCTTATTATAAAAAATTTTTTTTCATATATATAATAAAAATTTGCTATTTTTAATTATCCTATCTTGACAATAGATTTTTCCTTGATTCTTTATCAAAAATTTGCTATAATATTTATAGAAAATAGAAGCAAAAATATTTGAAATCTTAAAAACAATAGAAAGGAGTAATTATGAGTACCTTCGCATTTTCGGACTTACATGCTCAATACGATCTTTGGAAACAAATTAAAGAATATATTAAACCAGAAGATACAGCCTATTGTCTTGGAGACTGTGTAGATCGTGGTAATGTTGGTCTTGAAATTTTAAATGAAATTATGGAAACTCCCAATATTGTTCTTCTTCGTGGTAATCACGAAGATTTCATTGACAGTATTGGTTCTGAAGTTATGTATTGTAACCCAGATGAAAATATTTATCAGGCAGTTCCTAATATATATCTTTGGTATAGAAATGGCGCAGAAAATACTATTAAAGCCTTTAATAAATTATCAAAGGAAAAAC